CCTTACGGTGACGTTACTTACGCCGACCCCGGCTACCAGAAGGACAAGAAGAAGCGTTACCCAATTAACACCGCTTCTCACGTTCGTGCCGCTTGGTCATACATAAACCAGGGCGACAACGCAAATCTTTACACGGCTGCCCAACTTGCACGCATTAAGTCGCGCATCAAGTCAGCCGCTAAGAAGTTTGGTATCAACATTGTTAGCGAGCACGAATCACTCGTTGCAGACTTCCAGGAAATCCTTGAGGCTTACGCTTCTATTTCCCTGAACAACGATGCTGACTCAATCAACATTACCGGTTACACGCAAGACCCTCACCTGTTGAAGGTTGTTGCTAACCGCATCGCATTCGGTGCCATCGCCGCAATGCACGCTATCGACCCAGATGACGACGGCGACATTTACCTTTCTAAGCCTGACTGGTCACAGGTAGATGCAACTGGCGATGCCGGTGGCATGGGGCCAGAGGATGAGCACATGCAACCAGACGACAACAACATGGAATGCGAACACTGCGGAAACCCAGACTGCCCAGAGAGTTCTTCTTTCTGCCCAGCATGTGGCGGTGTTCTTTCCAAGATTTCTAACACCTCAGGACCGATTGAGTGCTCCGAATGCGGAACACCAATGGGCGAGGATGCCAATTTCTGTCACAACTGCGGAACGATTGTTCCAAGCAGCCCGGCAGATGCTGGAACCTGTGGCAACTGTGGAACTTCTGCTCCACAGGACGCCATGTATTGCCCCACTTGTGGGGACCCCGTACCACAGGCAGAGTCAAGCGACAATGCCCCAACTGAAGAAAAGGAGACAGAAGTGTCCGACGAAAACACGACTGCTGAAACTCCGGCTGAAGAGGCAACGCTTGAAACCGCTGCTCGTACGCTGAGTGACGCAGACCTTCAGGCCCTCGCCGCAATGATTGTTGCTGCGAAGACGCCAGTCGAATCAACACCTGACGTAGCCGACGCTGAAGTTGCAGCCGAAGAGGAAGTAGCGGCTGAAGAGCCTGCTGCTGCCGAAGAAGTTGCCGCTGAGGAAGTTGCTGCCGAAGAATCACACGAATCTAAGGAGATTATCGTGAGTGAAAACACATTTACTATGGAGCAAGTTCAAGCCATGGTTGCAGAGGCTGCTGCTACAGCCGCCGCTGCTGCTGTTGCTGAAGCCAAGAAGAGTGCTGTAGAGAACTACCGTAGCGGAAACTCAACTTTCCGTAAGGGCCTCACCAGCACTTCTGTAGGAAACGACGCCTCTGACTTGTCAGAGTCGGAGGAACTGGACCCACGCATGCTTGCTGAGATGAACTCTCAGGCATTCCGTAAGGTTCAGAATGAAGTATGGGGTTCAACTCCATTCTTCGCACACAAGTTTGCTCAAGCCGACCGTGGCTTCTAAGCAATTAACAAACAAACCCCTATCCAAAAATATATAAGGAGAATTAGCCATGGCTAACGATTTGGAAGAGGCCTTAACTGCTGCTGGGGCTGCTGCCCTAGTTCAGAAGCAGATTGACCCAGTATTGCTTGAGTACCAGCGCCGCTACGCGCCACTGGTTCGCTCGCTTCCTACGGTCAAGTGGGGCTCAACAGTTTACTACTTCAACAAGCGTACAACGCTTCCTCAGGGCGGATTCGTCACTGACGGCGGTGCACGTCCAGTATCAACATCTAACTACGCACAAGAGAACTTCCAAATTCGCTTGCTGCAAAGCGTCGGTGCTGTAACTGGTTACTCACAGGCTGTAACCGCAGACCTCATTGGCGACCTTCGTGCTCGCGAAATTGAAGGCGCTGCTCGCGGTCTTTACTGGGACATTGAGAACTCGCTGCTCTGGGGTGCTGGTGCACCTACGGCTGCTGGTCCTTACCCTCAGTTCGACGGTCTTGACGTAATTTGCGCGTCATTCACCTCAGCAAACTCAGGTGGCCCTTCGGCAGGTATCGGTGGCGGTGCTATCGACAACTACGGCGGTGCTTCTACTTGGGGCGGTCCTGCTTTCAACCCATGGGTTGACGGCGTAGACCAGAACGCAATTAACTTCGGTGGCAACAGCCTCACCCTTGGTGGACTTGACCTTCTCATCGACCTCGTTGAATCGAACGTTGCTGAGCCTGTTGAGAACTCTGAGTGGATGTTCCTCATGTCACCTAACGCCAACAGCCGTCTGTCACAGTTGCTCGTCAACCAACAGCGTTTTGTTGACCAGGTTGAAATTGCTGCCGGTCTTATTGTTCCTACCTACCGTGGTGTGCCAGTCGTCAAGACTTCGTTCTTGTCACCTCGCACCAACGCCATGGGCGCAGTTACTGCTTCCGCAACTGGTACCGGTACTTTGAACGCTGCCTACTCATACAAGGTTGCTCCAGTTATTGCTCGTTACGGTGAAATCCAGGCTTCGGCTACTTGCAACGCAACTGCTTCAACTTCAGCAATTACACTGTCATTCTCGACCCCAACCGGTCCAGAAGGCGCACAGCCAACCCACTACAAGGTATACCGTGCTAACGGTGCTTCGCCATCAGGCAACACCTCATACACCTTGCTCGGAATTGTTGACGCCAACTTCCTCGACTCAACCGGAAACGTTTGGGCTACGACGAAGATTGTCGACAACGGTACTACGCTTATTGCTTACAACGGTTCAAACGCACAGGCTTCGCCAACGGCTGCTTACGCCTACAGCAACTCTGGCCTGAACCCACTTACCTCAAACGGTGAGCAGAGCATCTACCTCATGTCACGTGACCCCAACTACATCGTACGTCCTTACGTTCGTGAGATGCAGGCAGTCAACGTGTTCCCAACCACTGCATCGCCTGACAGCCTGCCATTCGCATTCGTTGCGGACACCACGCTTGCTGTTCGTGCGCCTAAGTACATTGGCCGTCTGGCTAACGTTGCTTCTGCTTTGGACAAGACTGCTGGTAGCGGAATCCTCCCAACCAACACGTCTTACACTCCATCGTTTGTAGTTGACTAATAGGTAGTCAAGTTTCAGTGTGGCGGGCGGGTTCCCTCGTTCCTCCCCCGCCCGCCGCGCTGGATTTCTTATTTGAAAGGTTTTAACCATGGTATTACTAGCAAAGACTGAACCAGGTGGCGCAGCCGGACTGGTCTGGGAAAAGGCCGGAGACGAAGGCGCCATTGAGGTAAACCCTCGTTTGGCACATGAATTGCTTTCAATCCCTGGCGAACTTTTCTACGTTGTTACTAAAGAAGTAAAAAAGATTGAAACTGAAGTAGAAGCAGAAGTCAAGAAGGTTGAAAAGGTCGCTAAGAAGACCGTTTCAAAGGAACCTAAAGAAGAGACGACTGTATCTGCTGACGTAGCAGAAGCCCTTGAAGTGGCTTCTCCAACTAAGCGCCGTTCAACGAAGGAATAACCAACATGGCAAATAACGGGTCACAATACAGCGACCCCGTTTCACTTGCCAGTGTTGCCGACCTTCAACGTCGTTACCCTGAGTTAGTAGTTGACCTCGAACCAACCCTGCTTGCAGACATCTTGGTTGAGGCAACTACGCACTTAGAGGACCGAACAGGTCGTCGCCTGGCTCCGTTTACGGGCCACATCTTTCAAGAGCGTTTGTTCGGTATCGACCCCGCTGAATACGGGAATAACGCAGACATGCCTATGGACATTTATGGTTCACTTGGTATGTCACAAGCCATTGCGCTGGGTGCTTCGACACTTGTGCGCCACTTCTGGCTTGACCAATTCGCTCCGGTTTACCCGGAACTCTGGACTTACAACATTCAGTCTATGACACTATTTCGCACCTACGGCGACGAACAACCTATTGACTTTGAACACGGTGGAATCCGTGGTCCAGATGTCACTGACGGTCACGTTTGGATTCGCCTAGGTACATTCGCACCTGAAGGCTCACGTATTCAGGTTGTTTACGACGGTGGATACACAAACGGTATCCCCGCTTCTCTTCGCCGTGCCTGTCTTTTCCAGGCCGCAAAGTTCATCATTCTTGAGTTCGAGCCTCAGACTCGCCGTGAAATGAACCTTGACCAGATTGACCAACAGATTGACAGCATTATCGCTCCCTGGGTACGAGGCTAATGGCCGCTAATCCACGCGCCAACATTAAACGTGTAAAAGACGGTGTGGATGAGATTAAATTCAAACTTGAATTAATATCCGCAAGACTTGAAGACCCTGAGCCAGCACTGTACACGATTGCAGAAGAGTTCAGCCTCATGGAAGCCAGCCGTTTTAAAAACGGTGGTAGTGCTCCAGCCTGGGGAATTACGGACAAATGGAAGCCCCTTAGCGCCGGATACCAAAATGATGTTGGCGATAACTTTGCCAGTACTGTTGCCGAGCGTTCCAACAAGGGCGGAAACAAAAAGAATCAACCGCTTGTTAATCACGGTTATCTTGCTGCTGCTGCTGTTGACCCTCAATTTGAACCTTTTGGTTCCAAGGGTTTGAACTTAATTATTGACCCTTCAAACCGAGCACCGGCAGACTACTCAAATGCCATAAACTATGGTGCCTTCCATCAAGACGGTAACGGAATTGGTGGACGAGGAAACCCTCCACCCAAGCGACAGTTTGTTACTATTACTCCGGAATTCTTGGTAATTTCAAAAAAGATTGTTGAATACTTTCTTCTTGACGGAGTTGCGCAGAAAAAGCGTGCAAAAGAATTTTATACTCCTATGGACCGCGCTGCTGGAAAGCACGCTCGTCAAGACCGTTCACAAATTCGTCGCAAGGCAACAATTAGCGACAAGAAGTTTGGTTCGATAACAAGAGTTCAGAATTTTGGCGAAGGTGGAGTTTATCGTAGCACAGTTCTTAACACTTTTAAAACTCCTAGAACGAGGAAATCCTAATGGCAAAACGCGAGTGGTGGACAGATTGGGATTTGTCTTATGCAGGAGACGCCTACGGAGACATCTACGGCGGTCACTCTGTCCAAGAGATGGTTTACAACACTCTGGAAAAATGGTTTCCAGCGTACATCGCTGAATTTAATCGCAAACTTGGCAGTGAAGTTCTGCAAGTACCTTTTGAATATCGCCACCGTCCTGACTTTAGGACGCTTCCCCGCAATGCTCAAGCCGCAGTGCTTATTAGCGTTCCGGGAACAGTGGGAAGGCCTGAGGTTTTTCAGGCTGGAGTTCGTGCCTATTACCACGTAGATGCACTTGTGTATGTATACGGTACTAAAGATTGGCAAGAAACAGAAGCATTGACACAGGCCTACGCAACCTGCATTCGTGCTTGCATTATCCAGAACCGTGGTCTAGGCGGATACGCCGAAAACACCGTTTGGGACGGCGAGGAATACCTGGAAGGCGAGCACAGTAGTGGTCGTACAACTGGCATTGCTCACGTTCGTTTTATCGTAACACTATCAAACACCATGAATATCTATGGTGGAGTGCCTTCGCCGCAATACGCCGCTACTGGCGCTATCACCACACCTTCAACTAATCCGCCTTCAGAAGTTCCGACTGTTGAGACGGTGAACGTTGAAATAATCGAGGAAGAATTATGAGCAAAAAGAACGTAATTGTTCAAGCCCGTCACGTTATCTTTGATGACAAGGGGCGCCCAATGTCACCGGGGTTTGAATACTCCGTAGATGACACAACCCTCATTGAGAGGTACATCTCAGAGGGATTTTTAGGTCTTATCCAGGAGGCTCAGGAAACTGAGGCGAAGGAAGAAGCAAAGAAAATAAACCCTAATAACAAGAACTCTAAGACGCAGGAAACTGTTTCTACAATCCAAACAGGAGAACTCTAATGGCTAATCAAGCCCCAGGCGTAAGCATTAATGTTACCGCCGCATCACCCAACACTTCGCCCAACAGCGCAACTGGCACCTGGTTTGTACTCGGTACCTGCGCTGGTCCTGCTGGCGTAGTTGTTCCAATTCAATCAATGAACGACTTCACCAATGTTTTCGGTCAAATCGTTAACGGCACCATCACTGGTCGTTACTCTTTGGCAAACGTTGACAGCACGCTTCTTTACGACGCGCTTGACGTTTACTTCAAGGAAGGTGGAATCCAGGCTTTTGTAAGTCGCGTTCAACCAACTGCGTCTGGCGTTGCTGCAACCTCAGGCACCACTGGTGGTAAGTTCCTTCTTACTGCAAACGGTAAGGGTACTTGGGCTAACTCAAGCAACTCTGGTGTTGCTGGTGTAATCCTCAACATTACCGGTGCAACCGTAAACGGCGCAACCATTTACAGTGCCAACATCACCTACAACGGTCAAGTTTCAGCAAGCGTTTCTGGTCTTGCAACTGACTCAGACGTTATCAACTGGGTTAACTCACTTCCTGGTTACCTTTCGTTTGTAACCGCTTCGTCTATTTCAGGTTCAACCATTTTGCCTTCAGCAGGTTCAACGGTTTCTGTTTACATGACTGGTGGAACTGACATTGCCACTACCAACGCTGACGTTCCTGCCGCACTTGCACTTTTCAGCGCCAACTACGGCCCTGGACAAGTTTCATTCCCAGGTTCAACTGACGCAACTACTCAGCAAGACCTTCTGAACCACGCTTTGGCATTCAACCGCGTTGCACTTGTTGACGCTCCTAACACTGCCACTGCTTCAACGATTCTTTCTGCTGCAAGCACTCTTTCATACGCCGCTACGGACGCTTCCTACGGTGCTATGTTCGGTCCTTGGCTTACGGTTCCTGGTGTTGTAAACACCAACCCAAGCGCCACTTCAGGAATTGTCTTTTCACGCACGGTTGCTCCTTCGGCATTCGCTGCTGCAAAGATGGCTCAGAACGACGTTGGAAACGACGCTAACGTTCCTGCCGCTGGTGCTTTGAACGGTGCTGCAAACTACGTATCAGGCGTTTCTCAGACATACGCTCAGACCGACCTTGCAAACCTCAACGCCGCTGGTGTAAACGTTGTTCGTGTCGTACCAAGCACTGGTGGAATTGCACTGTACGGTTACCGTTCACTCGCAGTTGACCCCCGCTGGAAGTTCCTGAACAACGTTCGCTTCCGTATGCAGGTTGTCACCGACCTTGACGCAATCGCAGAAGGCTACGTCTTCCAGGAAATTGACGGTAAGGGTCACATCTTCGCTAAGTTGGCTGGTTCAATTGCCGGTAAGTTGCAGAACTACTGGCTTCGTGGAAGCCTTTACGGTGCAACTCCTAACGACGCCTTCGGTGTAAACACGGGTACGCAGGTTAACACCCCCGCAACCATCGCTGCTGGTCAGATTAACGCACAGGTTAATCTCAAGATGTCACCATTTGGCGAATTTGTAACAATCAACGTAGTTAAGTACGCGCCAAACGCGTCACTCCCTCAATAATTTAAAGTCCTAAGGAGAATTTAAATGGCAACCACAACAAGTAATACGTTTGGCTTCTACGGTTCAGAGCAGCAATTTCTTGCTTCTATGACCATTGTTGCCAGCGCGTACAAGGCAACGACCGCCGTTCCGAACTCGAACATTGTTTTCGACAAGTTCGCAGGTGGCGACGTTTCAGCCCCAGTCAACAAGCACCGTCCCGGTGGAATGGGCCCAGAGGTTACTTACCTCTCGCTCCCAACCTACTCAGACATTACTCTGACCAAGGCATACAACACCCAGGTTGACAACGCTACTATTGCTGACCTTCACAACATGTGCGGTAACACTCAAGTTACCGTAATCATTCAGCCTCTTGACGACGGCGGAAACACCTACGGTGCTCCCCGTCAGTACGCAGGTCGTCTTATTGGTATCAAGGACGGCGGAACTGACTCTCAGAGCAACGCTGTTCGTATGTGGGAAGTAACCGTAGCGGTAGAATCAATTGCCGAAGGCACTGCGGCTGCAAGCCCAGTAAGCGCATCAAGCGTCGCCAACGCCTCGTTGGGCTTTGGCTCCGCTACGCTTGGAACTTTCTAAACCCTAGACAAGCGTAGTATTATAAATACATACAACTAACCATTGGAGGAAAACATGGTTGATTTTAAAATTGACGAGGGAAATGGTACGGTTAGCGTTGAAGCGGCAGGGGTGGTTGAGAGTGCTATTGAGCCCTCGACCCCCTTGCTGTCTTTGCGCAACCGCCGAACACAGATTGTAAACGAACTTTACACGGACATTAAGGTTCCCCGTTGGGACGAGCCAGAAATCTACGTTCGTTTCAAGCCAGTTTCTGCAACGAAACTAAACGCAAACATTGAAAAGCGTCGCAAGATGAACACCGGTGACTGGTCTTATTTGGCCAACGCCGACATGCTTATTGACTCATGTGTTGGTATTTACGCCGTTGTTGACGGTGACCACGACAATAAGTTGTCGCTTCGTCTTAATGACCCAAATGGTTCATGGACTAAGTTTGACCACGAACTTGCAGACGCGCTCGGACTCGAAACCACGCGTGCAACAGACGTTGTTTCCGCCCTGTTCTTGACAGAAGGCGACATGATTGACGTTGCAAACAAGTTGTTCCGCTGGAGCAACATTGCGAACAACGAGGCTGACGAAACTTTTTAAAAGCCCTAGAGGACCATCCATCAATTGAGACCGGTGCCTATGCAGTAATGCTAGGCATGGAACCTTTTGAAGTCCTCAGCCGGGCCGACGAAGACTACTTCATACAAATTGCCATAATGCAAAAAGCATTGCAAATGAGCAGTGAACAAAAAATAGAAGAAATGAAAATTCTTGCGCAGTTAACTGGTTTTGAAGTTGCGAAAGTTATAGCAAAAATCTTCTAACCGGATAAACCGCTTAAAACTTATTAGGCGGCAGACAGGGCCGCTACTTCCTAACGGGGGTAGCGGCTTTTTCTATTGAAAGAACCTCTATGGCGAACGAAAACGAAATTGTAATTATAACGTCCGTAGAGGGCGGTGATGAGTCTGCTAAAGCGCTTAACACGGTTAGCGATGCGGTAGAACGCGTTGGTACAACATATGAAGACACCACCAGCGCTGCTGAAGATTTTGCGGGTTTAATTAAAGAACTTACGGGTGCTTTAAAAGAAAACGTAACTGCCACAAAAGACAATACGACTGCTTTCTATGACCTTTCGAGGGCCATTGTCGAAGCAACAACGTCAACTCAAGAAGACACAATTGCTATTGAAGCCTCAAATACTGAGCGCAAAGAAACAATTACTCTTCTAGAAGATGAAATAACTGCTCTTAAAAACGAGAACATTGCTTTAAATGAAAACCTTGCAGTTACTGAAAAAACGACTACCGCCCTTGGCGAAAGACTTGCAGCACTAGAAGCAAACATAGGTGCGCAAAAAACCTTCAACACAGAAACTGCAGTTGGGGCCGCCGCAAGCGGTGATGCAGCGGCTGGCATAAGTGGTTTTTATGACAAACTAGGAACATTAAGCAAAATAGGTACACCGGCAATTTTAAAGGCTGGTGCGTGGAGTGCTATCGCACTTGGTGGGGTTGCTTATGAAGGCATTAAATCTTTCTCGTCCCTTAACGCAGAACTTACGCAATCTATTACACAGGCTGGCCGTGCTGCAAACAGTATGCCATTTTTGCAGAGCACCGCCCTTAACGTTGCAAAACAAACTGGTGTAAGTTTTAAAGACATTGGTAACATTATTTACCGTGTTTCATCAGCAACCGCTGCTTGGAACGGTGGACTTGGTGCTACCAATACTCAACTTGCGCAAATGACGCGCCAGGTAGCAAACCTTAACGTCCTTGGTGGCGTTGGCGGTGGAGCACCAGCAGAGCAGTCCGCTCGTGTTTTGGGTGCCATTATGAACGCCAACCTTTCTGACGTTGGCAACAACGCTGAAAAGGCCGCCGCTCTTATTAACGCAGGTACCGGTGCTGGTGACATTAAGCAGTCAGAACTTATTTCTGCTCTTGGTCGCGGACTCCTTGCGAGTGCTGCGGCACACGGTGTATCTGGTCAAAGCGCGATTTCTTTTGTTGACCTTTTGACAACCCTTGGTACGCCGGGTTCAACTGCTGGTCAGTACGCCAAGACCGCTCTTACTCTTATGACTGCACCAAGTTCGCAAGGTGCAAAGTCGCTTGCAATGCTTGGTATTGAACCAGGTCAATTGAACACTCTTCTTGAAAGCAAGGGTGGAATTGTTGCTGCTTCCGCATACCTTAAGCAAGCCCTTGATAAATTCGACCCAACTGCTTTTAACATTGCATACAAAGGCAAAACGGGTTATGCTGGAGCATCCGCCCTTCTCGAAAACTGGGGCGTTGGTGACATTCCTACCAATGTAATCCAGGCTTGGGCCAAGGGAAACCTTGGCAGTTTGTCTGCAAAGGACCTTGGGACCGAACACTCTGGAGCAAATGGCGCTGCTGTTAGTG